TGACCAGGGGTTTCTGAATAACCATCATCTAAACTATTTCCATCTCCACCGTACCAATCCAAGGTAAATAAATACTTACCTTGTATTTTAGTTTTTGTTCTATCCATATAGTTCATCGTTAAATTTGAAAGTCCTGAAAATTTTGTGACAGTAACAAAAGAACTAAAGGAATTCCACAACACTAAATTATGTATGTCTTCTTCTTTAACGCCAGGCTCAGTACAGAAAGCATTGATAGGCATTCTCCACCAGATACCGCCATCTTCCATCATAAAATGAAATAGTGGACTTCGGTTTGGTACGCTTGCTACGCCAAATATTACACAAGAGAAATATTGGTCGTGGCTATCTTGCTGGTCTCTTAAAAAATTACCACGGACATAGCACTCAATTGGTGGTATGTTAGCATTCAACTCTGGCATTATTCCTCAATTTTCATTGCTTTATTCCAGTTATTAATAGCCCAGTGGCCGATACCACAAGCATCAGCAACGTCATTATCGTTAACAATTTTATCATAGTTGATTTCAATTAGTTTTATGGTCCTTTCTTTTCTAATTTGTCTTTCATAAGACTTATACCAAGAGTCCGACTTCCCTGGATTTTTTGTTCTAATATCTATCTGTTCTTCTTTTGTTAATCTTTTATTGCCTAAATAGTTTTGCCAAGTTATTGGTGCTACAGTTCCTATAATCTTTGTTCCAGTTAATCCTGCTGCGCCTAATAGTGCTCCTTGAACTAGTGCTAGATCTGCAGCAGTTTTAGGGCTATTCATAAATACTGTGTGTTCAATTACAATTGCCTGAAATCCACCAGAATATTCGAAAAATGCTTTTGTTTTTGCACACGCATCCATTACTTTTTTATAGTTTGTATTTCCTTCAAATTTTATTTTTCCAACTGTGGTAAGTTTTTTATTGTCAAATAATGCAAAAGCAAGACTTGTGGTGCTTGCATCAATAGCACAAATTGTTTTAGGTTCACCATTGTTGTTCATAATCAATAAACCCCTTTATTTGTTTTAACATTTTATCTACTTCTTTTTTATTCACATTACAATTAGAACAAAACCCATGATCATTATAAATTGAAAGTTTTTCTCCACAACCACCTAAACAAAATCTTTTTTTACCTTTTCTTTTTTGTCTTCTATTTATCTGATATCTTTCTTCTATCTTTATCTTTGTTGCAATCTTTCTACAATCATCTCCACAATAAATTTGATAACTTACTCTTGGTTTAAATTGTATATCGCATCTTTCACATTTTTTCACATCAGTTAGTCCTTTTCATCTTCTAACAATACTAAAGGTTTAATTTTAATAGTTCCTTTTCCTGCTTCAGCGCAGGCTTTTTGAATTGGGCATACCTTGCAAATTTTTGAATTTGAACGATAAGGCACCTGTGGCAATTCTTTATCTTGCCAATTTTTATAAACCATTCTCATCCAGTCAAAGGCTTGCTCTACCCAATTACGATAATGGTCATTAACAACCACTGGCAAAGTAAGTAATTCATGATTGTTTTTATTTTCATAAATCATTACACCCTTACGAATTTTCCAAACCTTCATATACATTAGTAATTGCATTAAGTGACCCATTTTAGGTTTTCTACTTATTTTTTTATACTCAAAATCATCATTTCTTATTGTTTTAATTTCACCAACAAGTCTCTCACCTTTATAATCAATCATGACATCGCCATATCCATCAAAAGGTGGATCATCAATCTTAACTCTAAACTCCATTGCTGGATGAGTTTGTTTATTATATTTTCTTGGCTCTGGATCAAATTCTAAATCTTGTGCAAGTAAGCCAGAGGCTTCTATTGCTTCTTGAATTCTTCCATGTCCAAGGCTTCCTTGCGTTCTATTTGCTACACCAATTGCATCTGAATTATCATAAAATATTTGACCATCAAATGCTAAATACCAATACCTTGGACACTCTCCTGAGCCATAGGTTAGGTTAGATGCTGAGAAGTTATTTTTCTTAGTAAACTTTGGTTTTGTTTTAGTAAGATAACCAGCATTTATAGCAGTTGCCAAACCTTCAACAAGGTTTTCATCTTCTTCACTATTTCTTTTTTTCTTTTTGGTATCTTTAATCATAATCTGGTTTAATAGGTTTTTAGCCACGTTTCATCCTTTGTTTATATTAATTATAGCAGGTTAGCGCATTATGTATTTAAGCGCTGATACCAAATCGTTTATTGCTTGTGCTGCTGTAAAGTATATGTTTTTCTTTGCCCTGTCGGATTTGTCAACATTGGCCATCCAAGTGGCTTTAAAAGACATCTTTGCTGCAATGGCTTGTAGTCTTACTATCTCAACGCTAGCAATATTAAGAGGAACATCTGGCTTAATAATTAATTTAGCAATCATTGTTAAAGCAGTTGTTAATTCTTCATCTTGCATATAGTCAGCAATTTCGCTTAACCCATTAATCATATCTATTGTTGTTTGTTTTTGTTCCATTAAACTATCCTATCAAATCTTATAAGTAAAACTTTTACAAATTCTCCATCTTTAAAAATTATTCTTGGTCTTGAATGATATTGCTTAACTCCATCAAAAACCAATATAGAGTTTTTTTTCATAACGTATTCAGTATTATCTATTATAACTGGCCAATCAATATTAGAATCAAGTTGATAATCAACAATAATGTGTTCTGCTGTGCTTGGATTATCTCTGTGTTCTGGTAGTTTTGGATTTCCATATTTTAAACTATACTCTGCATATGATGTAGAATTTGTATAAATATAATTATCAAAACCATTTGACTTTAGTGAAGTTAAAAAAGAATCAATAATATCATTATCTAATTCAAAACAATGAACTAAAGATCTTCCTGTAAAACTATTAACAATTTTAGTTAATTTTGTTTTATCTCCATTTTTATCAAAATCTCCTACAAAAGTTGGTAACTCTTCCATGTATTTAAATGCTTTTTGATTAATTCTTTCAATTTGTTCTTTTGATAAAATATTATCAATAAGTATGTTATTTATTAATTTACTATGTTCCATAATTTTATTATACCCCCTCTGTTAATTGTTCTAGCATGTCCATTTCAATTATAGCAAGTCTTACTTTTGTATTGCCTTCTCCAAGAATAACAACTATTGCTGGAGACTTGTCTCTGCCAGCCTGTATGGAGTCTGTAACAACTTTGGACCAAACATCTTTATTAAGGGTAAATGATTTGCTTGCTTCTTTAAAATCAACAACAAAATCTCTCCAAGTTGCATCACCTTTTTGAGTGTTGCGACCAGAATTTTTATGTTGCTTTGCACCAATTCTTTTTGACTCATTCTTTTCACTCATTAATAAAATCCTTTTTCTTTTTCTTTTGTGGAATTAATCCAACTTTTGAAACATGTTTTTTTGAACACATCCATGTTGCATCCCCCGATTCAATCCAATATCTTAAAGATGTTACTTCTTCTTGACAAGTTTTACAAGGAAACTTACCAGGATATACAGAAAATTTTTTATCAAGCATTAATTATTTTTGACTTAAGTTGCTCTTGCAATTCTAAGTCTTCCTTAACCCTATTAATAAACCCATCACGACCTTGTACTTTTGTTCCGTCATCTAACTGATACCATGCGCCAGTTCTATTAACTAGTCCCATTGATTCTGCGGTATCAACTAAATCTCCTATTGCATCAATACCAATATTGTCACCTCTAAAATAAAAATCATACTCACCAGATTGGAACCCTGGAGAGGTTTTAGAGAATTGTAGTTCCCAACGAATTTTTCTACCAATTTTTTCTTCAATTAATTTATCTCCAATCTTAATCTTTCCTTTAATTGCTTGATTTTCTGACTCAGAAGAAAATAACTTAATTACACAAGATGAGTAAAACTTCGTAGCCTGACCGCCAGAAGGCTGTTGACTTGTGTACATCGCATTAATATTATTTCGTGATTGAGAAATAAGGACCAATAGTGTTGGTTTAACTTTATTATTAGCATAGTTTAACATTTTCCAAGCATTACTAAAGTCACGAGACTCTGCACCAATTTGTTTAGTATTTTCAAGAGCCTTCATTTCGTCTGAATCTTTTTCAAAATATATTGCAGGAAGCATTGATGTAATGGAATCCACAACAATTAAATCCACTCCAGCATTCATAAGCCCAACGCCGACATCCACCATGTCACTAATAGTTCGTGCCTGTGAATAAATTAATTTTGTTGGATCTACTCCAAGTTGTTTTGCCCAATCTTCTGAGTAAGACATTTCAGAATCAATCCATGCACAAACCTTGCCTTCTTTTTGTGCTAAAGCAATCATTTGTAGACACATAGATGATTTAGCAGATGACTTACTGCCCCATATAAGAACTTGTCTCCCGTATGGCAATCCCCCGCCTAGGGCACGATTCAAACCAAAACTTGGAGTTGGTTGATACTCAAAGGTAATTCCTTCTCCTGTCCCAAGACGCTTTCTAATTCTTGGGTCTAACTGTGCTAGTACATCTTGTATATTAACTGACATTTACATCCTCCATGATTACCGTGCCATCTTTGGTTTTACCAAAACTAAATTTATATGACTTACCTTCTTCAATATGCATATACGCTTTTGGAAATGCAGTAGGAAATACTGTTACTGAATGCAAGTCTCTTGAAGTATCTGCCAAGGTTAAAGAAGCCATTTTTTTTCCAGCCTTTGTTATTCTTGATTTAAATGAAACAACAAACATTTCATCTTCTGTATAAGGCAATTGCTTATAACTTAAAAACTTAACGAGTGCATTTGATGATCCTTTTACTTCATCAATAGGAACTGCAGAAACAATCCTGTTATCATTAGCAAGAACCAAATAAGTACGACCCGTCTCAATAGTAGTTCCTTCTTCATCAAATATACCAACACTCCCAGTTTTGTCCAAAATTTCAACTCGTGACCAGCCCTTCCCTCGTTTAATTGATTTTACCATACTCATTAAGATAAAAGATCCCTTTTCTTCAAAATCTTCAATTGACTGAATAAATGCATAATAATGCGACGGAATAGAAATGTTAAACTCTGGAAGATTTAAATACTCATAAAGATTTTCTTTAATATCTTCATCGTTACGTGGGTTATCAGAAAACGTTGCAGCACCAGTTAGTCTGAGTGCATTTAACGCTCTACTGTTTACACCATTACCCTTTGTAAAAGTAAATTCTTCAAGTTGTTTATAACTATTAAAAGGTCTTGCATCAATATATTTTTGTGCAATGTTATTTGAAATAAACTTGATGCCAGTTAATCCAAAGCGAATTCCTTTGCCTTCAATTTTAAAATCCAAGTCTGAGTCATTGATATGGGGCAATTTAACTGATATGCCCATGCGTTTTGCTTCAATTAAATATTCTGTTCTGCCATCTTTGTCTTTTTCATTTTTAAGAAGGGCAAACATAAATTCAAGAGGATAGTAATACTTTAACCACGCCGTCCAATACGAGAGAGTAGAGTAAGCAACTGCGTGGCTTTTGTTAAACGAGTATCCCGCATGCTCCTCAAAGTCGTGCCAAAGGTCCAAGGCTTTATTAGGAGATATGTACTTACTCGCCCCAGCAACAAACCTATCTTGAAATATATTGAACTCTTTTGCATCTTTTTTCTTTCCAATAATCTTACGAACCTTGTCAGCCTCTGCCATTGTCATTCCACCAAGATAAACGCAAGCCTGCATAACCTGTTCCTGATAAAGAATACACCCATATGTATCATCTGTAAACTCTTTCATAGTTTGATGAATGTAAGAAACATTTTGCTTACCGTGTTTACGAGCAATATAATCTTTTCCAATAGTGTTCATTGCTCCTGGACGCACCAGTGCGTTAGATGCTGCTAATTCGTTAAAATTCTTTACACCCATCTTTACTAAAAGGTTTGTATATGGGGTTGCTTCACACTGGAATACGCCCTTGGTATATCCATCTGAAAGCATTTCATATACCTTGGGATCTGCCATATCAAGAGATAAAAGATCAATATCTTTATAATGATTTTGTTTAACCATATCAATGCAATCTTTTACTACGCTTAAAGTTTTAAGACCAAGTGCATCAATTTTTATAAGACCAATTTTTTCAGCCTCTTGCATGTCAATACCAACAACTGGAATGCGATTATCAGATCCAGGAGAAGAACGAGTTTCCAACGGCGCATACCTAAAGATTGGATTTTTACTAGTAACAACTCCTGCAGCGTGAATACCAGTACCCCTAATGCGACCACGTAATTGTTCTCCATAAATCTCCACTTCTGGATATTTTTCTCTAAACGATAATGTAGTTTTAGACGTACAGTATTCATCCCATGTATCAACAAGTTTTAAAACTTTATTAACATCTGTTAATGGAATATCTAATATTCGTGCAACATCTCTTACTACACCTTTATCTTTAAACTGCAAAAATGTTGCAATAGATGCAACGTGCCTATATTGTCTAACTAAATAATCTTTTACTTCATCACGACGAGTATCTTGAATGTCTGTATCAATATCTGGAAAATCATTACGTTCTGGATTAATAAAACGGAAGAATAATAGTCCATGCTCTAATGGATCAACATCCGTAATACCAAGAAGATAACAAACCAAAGAACCAGCAGAAGATCCACGTCCTGGACCAACTAAGATTCCTTCTTTCTTTGCCCAAGAAATCATATTTTGAACTACCAAGAAATATGGTGCAAACTTTTTATCACGAATAATCTCAAGTTCTTCCATTAAACGAACTTCATAAACATCATTGCCTAGCCAGTTAGGATTTAATCTTTTTTCTTCTAAAGAAGCAAATGCTAGGTTTGCTAGTTCTTGATCAGGATTTTTATATTGAACTGGTAGTAAGTCTAAACCATCTTTAATGTCATAGTCTTCTACTGTATCTGCTAGTAATAGTGTGTTTGAGTATATGTCTTCCCTATCAATACCCTGTTTTTCCATTGCTGCTTTAATCTCTTCATACGAAAGTAGATGAATCTCAAACTTGTTAAATGTTATATCCCTGTCTTTGCCATATAAGTAGTCTAGTCTTTCCATCATAGAAGAGCATTTTTTAGACTTTGCATATGTTGTATCTTTTTGTACTTTGGCATGAGTATTCATTAAAAGTTTAAATTCTTGAATATCTTTTTGTGATTCGTCAACATGGTGACAATCTGGCGTAACTACGGCTTTAATATTAAATTCATCAGCAAGATCAATAAGATATTTATTTATTTCTGGTGTGTTGTGTGGCATAACTTCAATATAGTAATCGCTACCAAAATTATCTTTAAACCATTTAATGTGTTTTTTAGCAAGTGCAAACTCTTGCTCTTCTAATGCTTTAACAATAACGCTACTAGGACAAGCAGATGTTACAATAATCCCTTCTTTGTATTTTTGAAGAATCTCAAAATCAAACCTTGGTTTTTTAAAAAATCCATCTGTCCATGCAATTTCGCTAATCTTGTTAAGATTTTCTAAACCTTTTTGGTTCTTGGCTAGAAGGATGATGTGATTATAAACAAGATCTTGTTGACCTGTTCTTTCAGACTTATCTCTTTTATCTGATATGTCTGCACACATGTATCCTTCTAGACCAAGGATTGGCTTAATACCCTTTTCTTTTGCAGAACGGTAAAACTCTCTGTGACCAGAAAGTGAACCGTGATCTGTAATTGCAAGAGCATTCATACCCAACTTGCTAGCACGGTCTACATACTCTTGTGGAGTTGCTATGCCGTCAAATAGGGAGTAGTGAGTATGAACATGTAAGCCTACGTAGTTCATCTTACCAATCTGTGTTGGTTGATGAAGTTACAGATGGAGTATCAAACCCCAAATAGAATGCTTCTTGTTCAGCATAAGGAATTTTCTTTAATGCTAACTCAAGAGCGTATGGCTTATGTGCTGCCCAGTTAAATGGTTCTTTATCTGGTGCAGATGGAATAAGTGTGTAACTTGTTTCAGTACCCTGACCGTTACGCTTTAACTTCCATGAAATGTTTGAGATGCTTCCTGTTTCAAGAGCATACTCACGAATAGTATTAAATGCAGATTGCTTACTTACGCCCATTGACCAAATGGCTACGTATGGCTCTTCAATGCCATCATCTACAAGTACGTTGCAATAAAAACGAAGACGTGCCCTCCAGCCAGCCTTCACATCTTTACGATGCATTTCTTCAGCCCAGTCACGGCCTTCTGTTTCCATAGTATCTACAGCCTTGCGTTTGTAGTCTTTTGGATTTGTGTGTTCTTTAACAACAAGTGCCAATCCACGATCTGCATTATAGTTTGCAGAATCTTCATCAAGTTCTTCAACGAATCTAATTTTTGCGGATTGTCCATCGGCAAGTTTTAACCATCTTACCTTTGGAGAGTTTTCATCATATTTTGGCTTGTCAACTAGGGCATTAATGTTCTTTAGTCCCTTTACAATAGTCATGTTATTTTTCCTCCTTTTTTGTCTTATCTATCTTAACATAGTAGTGATAGAATTGTCAAACTGAAACTCCAGTTTTTTAATTGCATCATCATCCATGTCGCCTATATCTTTATATTTTTTATCTATATACACAGAAGTAACAATAGGTCCAAGTCTTTGAACTAACTTATCTCTCATTATTATTCCTGCATCGTCGTTATCTGCAATTAAAACAATGCTATTAAAATACTTCTCTAATAGTTTTATTTGTGCTGCAGAAACATTAGCACCCAGCGTAGCAACCGCAGGGAATCCTACTTGATCTAACCTAATTGCATCAAAAGAAGACTCTACTACATAGACAATACTTGAAGTCTTTATTCTATGTAAATTAAATAAGGTCTTACCTTTTGGCAAACCAGGAGTATTCTTAAATTCTTTACCTTCAACCGTTCTACCAACAAATCCAATACACATACCATCTGGAGAATGTACTGGAATTGTAACTGAGTCTTGTTTTTCTGAATAGCCAAGATTAAATTTTATTACTGAGTCTTTAGTTATTTTTCTACCTTCGTAATATCTAATCGCTCTTGGAGATTCTAATGCTTGATTGTTTAATCTTTTAATTAGTAATTCGTCATATTGAACAAACTCTGGTTTACTCACTAATGCTTTATTTACTGATGTCTCAATGCTGGTTTCTTGTTCTTTACTTTTAATATATCTTATTGCTTCAAAGTATGTTCTATTAGATATATACATTACAAACTCAACAAGAGTTTTTGTGGTTTGACATCCAAAGCAAAAAAACAATCCGTGTTCTTTTGATACTTCGCCAGCAGGGGTTCTGTTGTTATTATGGTATGGACAAAATATAATATAGTCTGTTCCATATTCAGCCTCAATATCAATACCAGCACCAGTTAAGACACGAAGAACTTGTTCTGCCGTATAAGAATCTTTAACCATTCTTATCCTCATAATCCTTGTAACGATAGTATCCTCTATCAAAGTCTACCTGAACTAAAAAGTCCCCCATAAAACCATTTCTATTTTTTCTAAATACGCATTCAATAATATCACTATTAGTAGCACGACCTAAAGCCATTACCCAGTCAGCATCGTAAGCAATCTGTCTTGACCAAGCAGTTTGTCCCAAAGTTGGCGGAGTAGAAAGATCCTTAACATCATCTGGAGTGGCAGATGAAATAGCAATAATCGGAACCTCTTCGCTAATAGACATAAGTTTAAGTTCTCTTGATAAGTTCTTCATACGTACCGTCTCATTGTCAGCCTTTTGATTTGGTGCCATTAATTGCAAGTAATCAACAATAACAAAGTCTGGTTTATACTGATCAATTTTTCCACGGATAACTGAAGGAGTTAAATCTCCACCATTATCATTAGAGATAATATGGAACTCTGGTTTACCCTGTAATTTATCTGCATGCCACTTTTTAAGCATATCAATTTCTACGTTGCCATTGCTAAGTTTGCGATGAGACCACAGACCTTCTCCCATAATTGCAAATACACGATTACGGACTTCTGTTTCAGACATTTCAAGACTTATAACAAGTGGGCTACGACCCTGTTTCCAAGCCTGTACAGCGAAATACAGAGCCAACCAAGACTTTCCAATACCTGGATATGCAAGAAAGACTCCTAGTTGTCCTGGCATGATTCCAGAAGGTAGATAATTATCAAATCCTGGAAGCCCAGTTTTAATTCCAACTTGTCCAAGATCTTGCATCTTTTTTACATTTTCAAAATAAGCAACTGCAGAGTCAAGGTCTGTTACTTCAATGTCTCTAATTGCAGCAGTATTCTTTTTTAGTTCTGATGTTTTTGTAATAATATGCTCAAGAGCCTTTGGTCCATTACCACCTTGGACTTCAGTTGCTGCATTACGTAAGATGTCTTTAAGGCTATCATTTAAATATTCGGTTTGTAATTCTTCAAGGTGATGCTTTGTTGCACCAACACCCTCTACGAGTACAAAGTCTCTAAATTTTTCTACAACTAAAGATGTTGGTGGAACTGATTGATTATTTTCTGAGTATAGCCTAATAAATTCCCAAACATCATTATGGGTTCTTAAAAGGTTATCAACATTTGCCTGCAATAATACATGAACCTGTTTATCATTTAATACTGCGGTGATTAACTTTGCTTCTGTATTATTCATTAATCCACTTCCTTGCTAGTTTTCTTCGCTCTTCTCGTTCTTTAATATCTTGCTCTACTTCTAATTTTGCTTCCAATATTTTTTGTGCGTTGTATGCAAAGTAACTCCAACTAGGGGAAAGAGAAATATTAAAATAGTAATCCAATAAATCATAGCAAACTCCTATTCCATAAGATTCAACAAGAGCATCTGCAGCCCATTGCTCAACATTAAGATTCATGTTGCTTTTGGCTTCATATCTTTGTAGATGCAACTTATTGTATCTACTTAGCAAAGCCATACGGTCTTTGCGTTCAGTCATTAGTTACTGCTGTCAGCCTCTGCTTCGGCTTCTTTAACTTTTTCTGTTAATTTTTCTTCAACAAATTTATAAATTCTTTCAAAAGCCTGATCTGTGTTTTCATCATCACGCTTAGAATCAATTACTCCAAAATCAAACCTTATTGATTGAAAGTTACCTAAATTATGTGTATATCCAAGTGCTACTGATACTTTTGTGTTTTCGTTTTCCATTACCCCACCATCTCTATTATTAGATATTCTCTGCCCAAACAGGAATAAATCTACCGTCTTCTGTCTTCGTATATGTAAGTATACCGTCACCCATTCGCCTTGTCAATTCTTGGCTTGTAGGCGTCATATTATTTGTTATAAGCCCATCTTTTCTTGGTTGTCCTATATGTATAGTAGCCAGTATAGCACGTATGTCTCGTACCGTGCTTTCTGAATAATAAGATCTTATTCTAAATCCACGCTCACCATTTAGTTTTGCTCCAACTGGTGGTGGAATCATTCCAGTTTTAATTAATTTAGGCATATATTTTCTATGACGATTAATTAATTTAGCAGTCTCTGCTACAGTATATGCACGTTCTCTATTTTTTCTAAAATCTATACGCAAACATGTTTCAACTCTATCTTTAGTAATGTTATAAACAGAAACTAAACCAGTAGATCTTGAACTGTGATATATTCTAACAAGGTCTCCATTTAAAAACCATATTTTTTGATTACCCTTTATTACAGTTGAGTCATTGTATGTTTCGTTCTCAATAATTCCTTTTGAAGTAACCATTTACCCTCTCTGCTTTCAGTCGGTGGATGATAAAATTTTCTTGATCCACAACGTATGCAATATGTTTCAAGGTGCATGATACTTGTGTGTTGCCTATCAACAAACAAACGACCACGACATTTATTGCAATTAAACATATTAAATTATTTTAATTAGGTATTCCAATAGCAATTAAATTAACTGCTACAGATACGTTTCCAGATGCACCAAATCTTATAAAGCCATCTACTCTGGATGTGGTGACTGTTTGTAAGACAACAGTTACATTTTGTCCAGCCTCAGTATTTCCTATGTTTCTTGCTGTTGCCGTAACAATTGGTGGAAATTTAAAATCATTTTGAAAAGAGTAGGTAAATGCTCTTTCATTACCAGAACTAACTATACTGTTTGATAAAACTTCTACATACCCACCAACAATTCTAGCATTAGAAGTTTTTATAGTTTCTTTAATAGATGATCCATTGTCAATGCTAGTAAAATTGTATGCAGAAGAAGAAACCTCTGTAGATAAATCATTAATTACTTGAGCCAAATCATAGATGTATGTAACATCTAATGGTTGACCACGTTCTGGTAAAGGTATTCTTGCCATTATTCCTCCTATTTAATTATACCAAATTAACTATGTTTGATTCAAATATAGTCAATTCAGCATTTCTTTTTTTATTGATTCCCTCAACTTGTATTGCCACTCTAACGTTTGTTATTCCAGTATTAATAAAACTATATGTATGTATTGGTGAAGTGCCATGATAAAAATAATTTCCTCCGTCAAACTTTACGAATATGTCATATTTTGGTCTATTATTTTCATCTCCCCATATAACGGAAAGAGTATTGCCATTTTGAATAACTTGCCCATCTACAACTGATATCTCTAAGGCATCTACTGAATATATAGAAGACCAGTGTGATGATCTATTTTTGTCATCTGAAATAATTCTATATCTTAATAAATAATTATTATTATCTCCTACTGGTGGTAGTTGATTTTTTAGTATAGTTATTTTTTTAATTAAAGGATTGGCCATTAAGAAACTCCCACTGAAAATCTAAATTCAACATAGTTGCTGGTGTTTGGAGATTTTATAATTGTTTCTGCATTATTATTTTTTACAATAGAATATCCAGTTAATGCATATAGTGGATTGTTTGTAGCAATATTTTCTAATCTAAAAGCATCTAAAGCAATATAGTAGTCTGAAGATGGAACTAAGTTTGGACCACTATCTTCAACAAGTACGCATGCATAAATTTTGACAACAGTAACAGCATCCCAGGTAAAGTTTGATGTTGTATAAAGATCTTGCAATTCTTTTGAAATTACAAAATATCTGTTAGTGTCAAAATCTTCAACATTTCCTAAATTTCCAGATGTTCCATGATTTACTTCTGCTTCAAAACGAGCATATTCATTATTGTCTGAAGATGAAAATTCAACAAGAACTCTTACTGATTCTGGAATTAATCCAGACTCTCCATCTTTATTTACTAAAGAAAATGCTAACCTTAATTGGTCTATTGGTGAATTTTTAGATAAATCAATACTTGCTCCACTTATCCTTATATGATTAGATCCATCTTCAACTACAAAAGAATCAGATCCTGGACCACTATCTTCATTTAAAGTAATGTTAGAAGTATCTCCTTGAACAAAAAGAATATTATTTAAAAATCTGCAGCGCTCATATCTTGAGGAACGTGATGTTTTAAAAAATATAGAATTATCTGAGTTTGCCTGAAACACTGGATCTATAACTGAAATTATATTATCTTCTGCTGGACTGTCTAGTGGAGATAAAAAAGAATTAATTCCTACCGTAGAGATATCTGTACTATATTGCCAGTTTTCATTTTGAGAAAATGCAAAAATAGTTTTACTATCATAAACTCCAGCAGATGGGTTTGCTCCCGCTGAGTATATACCTATTTCAGATATTTCATATCTTTCTTCTGTTGGTAATTCTGCAGTAAAAACAATTTTATTTACACCATTCTCATTAATAAAACCTTTTGAAGAAATTGGAACTCTAAACATTTCAAAATTTAAATTATTTTTTTCAGAAAAATCTGCCTCAATATCATTAATATCTAACGGGGTTTGACCACAACCAATTGCAATGTATGAGGCATAAGAAGGTGCTTGACCAAGTAAATATTTTCCAAGAATTGTTTTTCCATTTTCAGTTATCATGACTCACCTCCATTAAATTGAACTGTATATATTGTACCACTTGTGCTGAGTTCAACCTCTATCTGTTCATCACTGCTTAAATTAACAAACTCTATAACCAAATTGCCAAATTCATCTATATAAAAGTTATTTCCGTTTGGACCGTTTCCAATTTCTGGAATTTTATTATCAAATAAAATTGAAAAACCCAAAAAATATTTATCTAGTGTTTTTTGTAATCCAATAATATTATTTGAATTATACAACTGTTGCAAAGATTTAGAATTTTTAATTAATTGATAAGATATTTCTTGTCCATTAATTGTATCATTACGTGATATATTTATTAATTCTTGACCGCCAATATTTTCAAAAATTAAATCACTCATTAAGTCTATCGATAATAACTCATCATCAAATAAAACTATATCTGGGGTAGCAGTTTTAACTAAATTAACATTGTTTGACGGTATTATGTTATTAAAATTTTGAGGTGTATTTGGTGTTGGAGATGTCATTTTATACCTCGCTCAAATAAATAGTCATGTTTGGACCATCAGATTTTTTTGAATATTCTATATTGTATACCACAAATCGGTCAGTTTCTTTTGTGACAACATCTACTCCATCAGAGTTTTTGTAGTTTATATTAACAATATCACCCAACTGTATTGTTGGGGTGGCAAATATTTTTACACCTATTGATTTTTTAGGAGTAGTAACTTTATTAATAATCCACCCCATCAAAGACTCTGCATCATCTTGTGTTTGAATGTATGGAGTGTTGATAGAAAATTCATTTGTTCCATAAATCAATCTACTTAGTTTAATATCATTATATTTATTTTTTTCAACTAGTGGAGAATATACTAAAGAGTTGCCAACAAGTGGTGGATCAGATAAATTGCTTCGTTTTTTAAAATATTCATCAACTGATAATTCATGTGTAGTATCTTGTGTAAATGTAATTCCTTGAATTCTTAAATAATTTCCAGTAGTTTCATCTAAATTTATTGCTGAATCTGTTGAATTAAATATTAAAAATTCTGCACCATAAGAATTTGCATAGAATCCAGAGGTTGTATATCCTTTAATGCTATTAAAGGTTGGAGATAGTTGTGCATATAGTGCAGGGTATGCCCTGTCATATTTAATATTAAAATATGCACATTCACGCATAATTGATCCAAATTCTTCAAAATACATATTAAATTTTGGCGGAGTCTGTGCACTTATTCCAGACAAATATGTTGACTGAACAATTCCACTCATTGCATATTTTCTAAAAGATTCATTAATACTAATTTCTTTTTTACCCAATGCTGTTGATGCATTATCCAACACTATAGCATTTGTGTTTTCAGAATAATTTTCTGATAAGGCATATATATTTTCAAACATACATCTTGAAGAACCTCTAGTAAATAAAGCCATATTGTTGTATATTGGTAGTGGATCTGCATCATCAACAATTTTAATTAATTTATTATTAATGTACAAAAAAAATCTTCTAGAAGTTCCTACTGTTTGATATTCTACAGATAAATCATATACTGTAGAATTTTCTTCACCAGACATTCTGTACTGACCCGTAAATTGTCCATCATCAACCAATATGTTACTTAATCCTCCCCATAATTTTATTGGAATTGCTTTATCAGAAGAACTATCTTTTTTTATTTTATAAAATATAACATTATTAATTGATATATTTGATTTATTGTTTTTGTCTAAATTTAAATATGACTCAACATTATTTTCTGTTAAAGCAATAACTTCAAAGTAATACCCATTATTTGTTTCTGGATTTAACATAACCGCTAATCCTCCAGAACCCCCTCCAATGCTAGTATTTTGATTTGGTGAAAGACCAGCAACTTGATAATACGGCATGCTACCTATTGGTGTTTGTCCTCTTGTTTCATTGTTTTCAATTTTTCCAATAATTCTTAATCTAGTTCCAAAATGCTTATATGCATTATTTAAATTTTTATAAACATAAGAAATAAAATTAATTGGAACATCTGAACTTTTAAATGAAGGTCCATTAATAACTAATGCAGATGACTGAATTGTTCCAGATTGCGTTGATTTAAAATTATTAACTTCTGTTTCTGTAAAATAATTTGTCGCCATTGAATTTTTTATAATTCCATTTCTTGATGTTTCTTTAGCCAACACATTATTAATTCCAGCAGCCCCTACTACTGTCTGTGGAATTGTTGGATTGATTTGTGTAGTAAATAAATGTTCAGAGGACATGGTGCAGCCACGAATGTTATTATTGTCTGACCAGTAACTATTTAATCCAGATTCGTGTTTTGTTATTGTAGTTCCAAACTGTCCTCTTCCGTGCTCATAAACATTTCCAGGTTGTAGTCTTTCTATACCGTCAACTGATTCGTAGTATGGTGTAGAAAAAATACGAATAATCCCTGTTGGATATATTTTTCCATTAAATGGTAATGATGCAAAATATCTTTGATATTCTTGATTGCTTGATATCCATACATTTCCAGTTCCTGTAATATTAAATTCTGCTGCATCATATTTTATTATTTCACCATTTGAATAAAAATATCCTTGATACCTTGTTAGCCAATATACATTTTCTCCAAGATCTATAATGTTGTTAGTTATTACACCGTTAGCAACTGTTGGCAAAGAGTCTGACAAGTTTGAATTAATTGGCATTGCTCCCAAAACATACTTTCCTTGTTTTGAGGCTATTTCATTTATAGTCTTTGTTGAATCAGTTCCAGACACTTCCCACAATAGGGATGGCTTATATATCCAATTTTTTTCTTTATCAACCATGGAGGATTGCCTAATTGACCCGTAAGATCTTTGAATATACCTTGTTACATAATTTATTTTTCCATCATTAAAAACTTTTTTATCCTGGCTACTTATTTCAATAATGTTTGGAATTGGTAAACTGTTTTGATTTTTAATAATTCCATCAGTTACTTGATTGTTATTTCCAATAAGTTCTATATCTATAGGTCTCATAGATTCGGATGGCATAAGATAGTCTTTGCTCATTACAATAAAATTATTATATTCATCAAAAAACATTGATGTTTGTGTTGAAACTGCAAGTTGATTTAAAACTTCTGCAACATTTTGATCTGGTGCTACAAAAAAATATGGAATTATTGTATCATTTTCTTCACTAATTCTTTTAAAAGAGTAGTTAGAAAATCCTACATAATCTAATAACAATGAAATTGCATAACTTAAAGAAACCTGTGTAACAAGCATTCTTGGAGCGGGAGTAGATTCTAAGAAAAAATAAAAATCTCTTAGTTCTAAATTAATTAAAGATGCCGTGTTGTTTAACTGTGGCATTCCTTCAGAGTATAAAGTTTTAATTGGTACAAAATAATAGGATCCATCATTATCAATAATTGTTTCATAAAAATTAAACTTTATATTTTTTCTTAAATATTTAGAAATAATGCTATTTGAATTATTTTCATTAAATCCATTTTCTGTGTCAAATATAGAAATGTTTCCAGTAGATGCTAGTAGTTGGCCTACGGGTAAAGAAGTGTTTCCAATATCTGAAAGTGATTTACGTACAGTATATTCAATAACGGTATCGGATATATCTGCAACAAGTCTAGGAGACATTTCAATTAAGTCAAAAGTAGATCCATTCTTATTCATTGTTTCTACAATTACTCTAATTCCTTTTAAATATTCAAACTTTCTATATTTTTTTTCACCAGTTGTTAAATCATCAAAGGGTGCTGGAGAAACAAAGTTTTTAACAAAACTATTTGTTGTATTTATAGATTCTGAAGATAAACTCCATCCATATTCTGGAACAAATGTTTCATAATCATATATTGATTCATTCCAAACAAAAAATGTACCAACATCTAAATTGTTTTCTAAAACTAAATATGCATTTCCATTTATAGAGGATTTTGGAAGCAATGAAGACGAAAGGTATGTATCTATAATGACAAAGTTATTTTTATATTTATCTGGAATAATTAGCCCATACTCTAACTCCACGTAACCATCTGGCTTAATAACATTTGTTCCATCTGACCTTACGGAGTTTTCATTAAAAGAATAGGCATCTACCCAATTATTATCCTTAAGATATTGTATTTTCCATCTGCTTGGAGTTGTTTGATTTTTATAGCCATATAGTGGATCTTCAAATGTAGATGAAAAATTTGTAAAAGGTGCTAAATCAACATCGCCAACATTTGTTTGCATTTTTACAACAATCCTATTGGCTGGAACATTTTCTTTATACACCACAAATGGAACTGCATCATCAATGTAATACAAACCATTTACATTTTTATTTGCAATACCTCTTTCTATACCATTTTCTTTTCTATATGAATTCCAATATTTAAATTGATCATATCTGGAAGACATATAGTATCTTGGTCTTTGTGCTAAAAATTCTCCAGAATTTGCTAGATATTGATTGTTAGATCTAAAAAATAAAGGTTTATTAATTCCAGATCTTGGTCTAAAAGGCTTTAGGCAATCCTCTAACGAATAAAGCAATTTTCTTTTTTGCTCTATCGATGTAAATTGCTGTGGTAAATCTTGATTATCTACCCCACCGTCTATAGAAATTGTAGAGTCTATTGCGTCTGTATAATAATCTCCAATATCTAATTGATCAAATGATTGTGGTAAAGTGTTATATTTTATTTCTGATCCATTTGGCCTATATCTATAGTTTCCTGTATAAAAAATATTATCTGGCATATTCATATTCCACTCAGCCAATATTAATGATTGAAGATTAATTGTTGAAGATGTTTCAAAATAATTCTTTAATGTTTCATTAATAAACAATTTAAACTTCTTCCAGTGTTGCCGATATATTCCAAAGATCATGGTTTGATTTACCACGCTTTACTACAGTATAATTAAAATCAGAGAAATAAACTTCAACAACTTGATTATATTTATCTAGGTTATCAAAAGCGTTATCATTTTCTCCAAAATTTGTATATTTGTCGTAAGCCAAATACATCCAAAAAGATGACTTATTGTTTTCATACCAATCTAATATTTCAACTCCCCCAGCACCACCATCGGTAGTGTATTCATCAATGTCAATAGGTGCCCCTGCATTATTAACTTGTCTTGGGGATGATAAATCTCCTGTAGCATTAAATTTTGGAAAATATTTATGCCCTCTTGAAGGAAGCATATTCCAAGATACATTAATTATAAGTTTATCTGCAATGTGATAAGATCTCATTCTTCCATTAATTGTTCTTTCACGTTTTTCAATTCTTTGTGAGTTAAATGATATCTCTGATCTGTTGTGATCTGATAATATTAGAAATTTATTGATTCCTCCAGCAGTAAGACTTTCACTTGCGCCTATTTCTTGACCAACTGGTAAATGAAATCCATCTATAAAAACTCCAGGGTTGTCTGCCCACAAAATTGCTTGTGGCCTTGTGTATTTTTTTCTACCTACAATATATTCTTGGCTTGCCATCAGAACCCCTTTTGAGTCTTAATTCTTTGACTGTCAACTTGTTTTATTTGTGTCATAATTGTTCTTGCAATATCGTTTGGATTAGCATCAGATTTAGCATTAACAGTTAAACTATAATTATACACTGAACTTTGCCCGTATGTTCCATTATTAATAGATTTTAATTTATCTATTCCAAAATTTTCAACTCCATACTTACTAACTACAAATTCGCCTGGGCTAAGCATTGCTGGAACAGTGTCAGTGCCTCTTGCAAATCCACCGTTTGCAAAATATTTAGTTGGAACCAGTCCTCCAGTGCTAAATCGAAAACCTCCAAATATATTGGATAGTGCACTAGTTACTGTAGCAACAGGCTTCGTTACTAGATTTTTTACTCCTGATACAAGATTAGATACTCCTGTTGCAACTGCTTTTGTTGCTGCAGTTATTCCAGTTGAAACCGCTTTTACTGCTACTGTTGCTGGTTTTGTAATTGTAGTTATTAAATTTGTAATTGGTTTATTTACTCCAAGATTCATACCGACAGATGGAATAGATGTTGTTGTGGTTACTGGAGATTTTCCAAATACAGAAGTATCTGAAACTGTTTTTGAAGGTGTAGTTGGTGTTGTAAAAGTGCTTCCTGTTGAAGTTCCTGATGTATTAGTTGAAGTTTTTGACGTAGGCCCAGATGATCCAGAAGTATTGCTTCCTGCATTATTTGTTGTATTGCTAGAGTCGGAAGCACTACCTGTATTCATAAGAGAAGTAGCCTGAGCAGCAGCAGCAGCCTTCCAGGCAGCAATTATTTCTTGTACCAATCTAAGTTGATCTTCAAGTTTAATGTTCATTGTTCTAACAGAGTTTTCTGCTTCATCAATTGCTAGTTTGGCATTTTCCCATGCTAACTTTTGATCACTAATAGTTTTAAGCGCTACATTAAGTGCTGATTGTGCATTTTTTAAAGTAATGTTTGCAGTTTCAAGTTGTGCATTATAAACTTTTAATAATGCATCACGCTGTTGCTCAATACCATATTGTAGTTGACTAATTTCATATTGACGTTTCTCGATGTCAAGTCTTGTCATTCCATTAACTTTTATTGATTCTAACTCTGATTTACGTGCAGCCTCAAGAATTGAATTTTGTCTATTAGTTGAATTTTGGATAGCACTTGATCTAATTTCTTGTGCAGCAACTGCTGCTGCTGAAATATCTCCCTGTGTCAAAGCATCTGCTAAGGTTATTCTTCTTTTTTCTTGTGCTGCAATTTCTTGGTTAATGTCAGAAATTTCTTGTAATGCTTTTTGTTGAATATCATAGTTATCATTAATTTCTTTAGACTTGTTATCAATAATAGATAAACTATTTGATAAAACCTTAGACTCTGTTTCAAGAGGTTCAAGGAGTTTTCCAAACTTATTATTAGTTGCATCAATATTATCTTGAATTGCCTGCACTGCTTTTTCTGCTGCATCAATTGCTGGCTGAAATTGTTGTTTTGCACGTTCTTCTTGTATTCTAAACTTTTCCATCATTAATTCATGATTGCTATTAAATTTATCCATACTTGATTGAATTAAAGAAACAGTATCTCCAAAAGGAACTGAAAGATTTTTTAACTTATCTGCCTGAAGTTGTACATTGTTTATAGTCTTAACTAACTCCTCAAATGTCATTTTTGCTTTTTGAGTATTTAATATTAATTTAGCAAGATTAACATTATCAACAAGTTCTGCTGCTTTTTTAGCATCAAATCCTGCCTTGATAAGTTTTGAATATGCATCTAGTTGTATCTTAATGTCTTGAGATTGTTGCTCTAGGGTTAATCTTGCGGAAACTGTATCTGCTTGTAACTGAGCATCTTTAAGTTTATTAATAAGGTTTTGCCACTCCTTAGTGCCAACCTTTACCTTACCGCTAGCAATGGCTGCTGCAATCAATGAATCCCCTGCTAGTTCAGCAGCAGTTGATGCGTCATACCCCTTTCCTCTTAATATTGTATATGCTTTTGCTTGATCAAGAAGAGCCTTTGTTCTTTCTTGAATAGCCTGCTTTGGTGATTTTTCTGAAGTTGTTGAGTTTAATTCTTTATATTGTTCTGTTGCTATAGAAGCAGCAGTGGCAGTCTCATTAATTCTATCTGTTATTAATTTTAATATTTCTCCTCTTACAGCATTTGCTGCTGCACCGCCAGCATTTAATGCATCTATTTGTTTTGCTTCAATTTTAAGTCCAATAGCAAGTGCCTGAAGAATAAGCATTTTATCGTTAATATCTTTAAGTTTTCCTACAGATGCTGGTAATTCTGAATTCATTGTTTTTAATGTTTCGTTTAACAAAACTAAAGCAGCAGGGTTGTTCATTTCTTTTATTTTTAAAGAAATTAAATCAAAAGACTCTGCAAAAGTTTTTGCATCAATTGTTGCATTGCCAAGTTGACCTTTAATTGATTCTAAATCAGCAGCAAGAACATTTGATGCCATTGATAAAGATTTTTTAGAATTAATACCTTTTGCAAAATCTGTAGAAAATGTATTTACAACATCATCAATGCTTTTTTTAAAATTATCTTTTCCTTCTTTAGTATTTAAATCAATATTTTTAAAATTAAACTTTAACTCTGTTCTTCCAGCCTCTTCTTGTAAAGCAATAATGATGTTTTGAATTGCTTCTTGTGTGGCGCCTGATCCAAGTAGTCTTAAAGCCATTGTATTAAAAATTAAATTTGCTTCTTTAACACTTGCATTTTTTAACGTTTTAACGTTGTTTTGAAATTCTTTATCATCTTTAAAAAGTTGTTTTGTTTCTTCTACTTGTGTTCTTTGTTGTCCAACAACACCGCCAACAGTAGGATTAATTGAAAATTTATTTTTTGTTGGAACAAATCCATAAATTTCTCCTAGTTTTTTAAGTTGTCCCTCTGTTATATTAGCGGCCTTGCCTACGCCTTCAATTGCAAGTCTTTCTTTTTCTCTTGCTTTATTAACTAAATCAACAACCCCCTTTAATGTAATTAATCCACCTATAACTAACCCAATTGGTCCTAAAAACCTTACAATCATTTTTCCAAATGATAAAAGATTTGGAAGTAGTTTTAAGATTCCTCCAGAAAAAAGACCTGTGGCAATTCTTGTTTTATTTGTTCCAGCGATAGTTGTTAATAGTCCAACATTTAATCCACGCTCTGTGGCAAGCCTAAGCATTCCGCTTTGTGTTAATAAACTTGTTACAGCCTGTAAAGCAAACATTGCTGTTGTTACTTTAAATATTATCCCCGACAGGTCTCCTAATCTACCGCCAGACATTGATGCAATACCTGCAAGAGATGATATTGCAAAAGAAGAACTCATTAATCCTCTATCAAATGACTTTAGCCTATCATTCATTGATTTTATATTTGTTGCAGTTGTTTTAACACCTTCAGAAATTTGAGGACTCATTGCTATATTAGGCCCAACTTGAGAAAGTGGTAATTGTTTTTGTAAATTTCTTCTAATTGATTTATCTGTAGCATCAATTGGATTTCCTGCGCCATATAATCTTTCATAGGATTGTGTTGCTTTTGCAGATCTTGTTGCATCAACTGCAGAATTTGCTAATTTTGTTCCAGCGGCGGCAACAGATTTTTGCCTATTAGCCATTCCCACTTCAAGACCACGAGCAATGTCTTGACCGATTGGAATTGTTTTTTTAGATGGAGATGCTGATGCTGCCCCTTGCTTTGCACCTTCAATAGCAGCCTCTGCAACTACTTGTCCTTCTTTAAATGAAGCACCTTTTTTAAGTTCTGCTAAAACTTTTTGCTCTGCAGCAGAGCCAGCACCTGCCTTTTTTCTTAAATAAGGCTCAACATATGTTGACTCAGAACTTGCTTGTGGAATATGGGCAAAACTAAACTCTTCCATATTTGATGGAATCGGCAAACCTCTTTGTGAAAGTTCTCTTGGAAAATTTTTTACAGTTTGCCTTTTTAATGTTTCTCCAGATCTTTCATAAGAAGCCCTTTTGACAACTGTTTCTCCTGCTTCGTTTAATCCTAACTCAATTCTTTTTATATCTTTTTGGGTTCTATCACTTGATAATGGAGCAACAAGTTTTCTTAATGCTACAGATAGTTGTTCTGCTTGTTCTGCACTAATTTGTGAATTTTGTACTAAGTCTTGAATATGCTGTGCCATTTGAGGATATTGTTTTTCACCAAGTTGCGCTACTGTGGTTATTTTATCGCTAATGCCACCTTTAAAAATATTAAATATTCCATCTAGTACTGGATTTAATCCTTGCCAAAAATTATTATAATTATCTGATGTTTGTATCATTCCAGCCTTTGCCATACCTGCAGTTTTTAATGCAGATGCAAAAGATGCTTTAGCCTGTTCATTAAGTTTTAGCCATTCTGGATCCATTCCAAATCCACCAGAGGTATTTCCTGGAGCCATCATTGCAGCGGGAGAAAATTGTCTTTGCGTAAATGCTCCACCAAGAACTGTTCCTATTGTTTTTCCAACAATTCCAGTCTTTTTAAATCCAGGTATATTTCCAGAAATAAGTCCTTCAATTATTCCAGGATACTTCTTGACTGTTTTGGCAGAAATAATTGCCTCTCCATTAGAAGCCATAACTGGAACTGAGTCAGAAGTTGGTCCTCCAGGTCCTGAAATTATTCCACCCTGTGCAAATTTTTTACCGCCTCTTCCTGGCATCATCATTCCAGGATTATTAAGCATAAATGATTGACCCGCTCTAGTAGCGCCTTGATATGCAGCAATTAATTTTTGAAGTGCTGCTGTTTCAGCAGTAAAACTTTGTGTTAGTTTTGCATGTGATTGGTCTAATGAGTGTGCAACAGCGGCTGCCTCAAGTTGCTCTGTATTTAAATATTGAGTCTGTTCTTCAAGAACTTGTGATTGTCCTGTTAGTTTTAAATATCCTTGGCGTAAAAGCATTACACCTTTAAGTCCGTTTGCAATTGCGTTAGCAATTAAACCAAATGTCATTAAAAAGATTGGACCTATAGCACCTATTCCTACTGTTAAAAATGTTATAAGTTTTTTACTTCCATCTGAAAGATTATCAAATTTTTCTAAAACTCCTGCAACAAATTCTACAATTGGTGTTGCTGCTTCTAAAAATGATTTACCAACTGGAACAAGTGCTAATTTAAGATCTTCAACACTCTTTTTAAATTTATTCATTGCAGAATCTGCTGTCATTCCTAATTCTTGTTCTGATAAAGAAGATAACTCCTCTACTGATGAATTTGCTAAATCAAGAACACGTGCTGCTTGATTTCCATCTTTTGCTACGTTGGCAAATAAAGTTGACAAACGTGCAAATTGAAATTTACCAAACATTTGCTCAATAGCCTGTGCCCTATTTAATGGGTCTAGTTGATTAAGGGCTGTTGCAAATTCTATTACAGTTGCTTTAAGATCGCCCTTGTTTTTTGTTACAATCTCTCTAGCATTAATTCCAAATTGAGCCAGCATTTCAGATGCTTTGCCTGTTGGATTAATTAATGCAGCAAGTCCAGACTTAAGAGCGTTGGCACCTTCTGATGCATTAATTCCACCTTCTTTCATTGCTGCAATAAAGAATGTTAAGTCTTTTACATCTCCACCCAATTGCTGTATTACTGGTGCAACTTTTGGAATTGCGGTTGTAATATCATCAAGAGATACAACCGTTTGGTTTTCTACTGCGTTAAGAAAATTAATAGAATCTGCAAGTTTATCTGAAGACATTCCAAAAGCATTTTGCAATGAAATAGTAGTTTCCAATGCTTTTTGATTATCAATTTGACCAAGAACTGAAAGACGTGTTGCTTCTGTTGTTTGGCGCTGTAAGTCTACTCCTTGAAAACCTGCTGCTGCTGCTTCTGCTGCCAATCCTACAGTTGCAGAAACAGAAATTCCATATTTTGTAAATTGCTTTCCAAGTTCTGTAATATTATCTAATGCTGCTTGAGTCTCAGCCTTTGGTGTAAACAAGTCTCCATAAACTTTTTTAAATTTAAGTGCTTGTGCTTCCATATCCATAAAAGTTTTTATAGCAGTTGAGCCAACAATAGATAGTGGAATTGTAAAACCAACCATAAGTTGGCGTCCAGCCCACTGTGTGTTTTTACCAAAGTTAAGTAGGTTTGTAGAGCCCTGTTTCATTAACTGATTAAAGAGTGCTTGTTTTTGGGCTGCTATGGCTGTTTTTGTGCCATAGTCTTGCATGTTGAGGCTGGTAGGTCTAACAGCAATTGCTTCCATTGCCCCACTAGCATTACGACCCATTTTAATATATTGAGTTTGTAATGTTTTAACACGTTCTTCTGCTACTTTTCCAATTGTGTCAAACTCTGACTTAAACAATCTTCCAAATGTTTTAGTTGATGCCCCAGCATAGCGGAAATACTCCCGCATTGAAAATTTATTTTTTTCTAAAGAATTTGTAAAAGATTCTGCACTTGTTCTTACGGTTCTTAGTTCTGCAGAAAATGCACCAATAGAATTGATACTGCCAAGTAGGTTTTTTTGCAGAGACCTTTGAGCAAGTGCTGCTGATTCACTAGACCTAGAAATAGAAGAGTGAAACTGAGATATTTGTCTTTGTAAAGCCTTTAACTGTGTTAATGCTGCAGACGTATCTATATTTACGCCAATATTAGCATTAACATCAGCCATCTATTACACCTTCTCTAATATATAATTATTCCTGTGTGCTAAGAATGTCTGTAACAGATGACAAGTTAATGCCAGATGCTGCTTCAACAATTTTATACACAGTTGGAAGATCAAGAAGATCTTCTAATTTTTGAATGTCTTCAGCCAATTCTGGCTTGTACTGCTGCATAGCAATCTGTACGCATTCAACTAGCAGGGTCATTGATTTCTCATTATCCTCTGCAACTTTAGCCACCCCTTCAAACTTCTTCATAAACGGACGAAGAAGAGATATTTTTAGTGGACGAACTGTTATTTTTGTGCCATCAATAAGTGTTACTTGTTCAGGCTCATATGTAGTTGTCGCCATTGTTTCCTCCCATAAGTTATTTTAATTATACCATAGCAGACTTACTTTGTTAGGTCTTCATACTCTAGACCTAAGCCTATTCCAAACCCTGCTTTTTGTGCATTTACACCTTGCAATGCCAACACGTCATTACTATCGTTTGTTTTCCCTTTGCTGAATACTCTTGCTTTCATGTCTTCCCACTCTTTTTGTCCTTTATCTTTATTTGATTCTTTATCTAAGTCTACCCCCTGAATGGCAGCCATAAACTTTTTTTCTGTATAGTCCAATTCCCTGCTTATTTCTAGTGTTGCCATAATTTCTGGCATAGACAAAGAAGTCTCTAATTCTTGATAATCTTTCCATATCCCAAGTAAAAAAACCTCAGACTCTAGTTTTGCAAGATCTAGAGTTTCCCAGGTTTGTCCACTATCTATTGCTTGTTCTTTAATTGGCTCCTCTATTTTTTTGTTAATTTTAATTCCAGCAGCAGTATCTAAAATTTTGTATATTGTTGGCATATCTATGTTATCTTCTACATCTTTAATATTTTTAGAAATTAAAGGATAATATTGTTTCATGCATATTCTAACGCATTCAACCAAAACCTCTATTGCTTCATTATCATTTTTTGTTTTTTTTATTTCTTGAAATGTTTGCATGAACTCACGAAGATATTTAATCTTTAATGGTATTATTTCTAACTCTGTATTATCAAATAAATGTATTATTTGAGAATTATATATTGTCGTTGCCATATAAACTTAATTTTACCATAAAACAAAAAAGCCCACATCCGAAGATATGGGCTCTAATGTATAGTTAAACTATTATGATAATAGGTCTCCGAAGGTACGATCAACGATCTTACCGTATGAGCCTGAAGTATCTTCTGGTAGCAAACGGAATGATACTTCAAACATTGAAGCCTCATCACGCTTTGCTGAAACTGTTACGTTTTCAATTGACAAAGCACGGTATGCTGTGTAAACACGTTCCACGAATGGAGAGTCTACGCAATCACCTGTACCAGGTCCTACTGCAACAATTCCACGCTCTACTGGACATTCACCAATATCTCCTGCAGATAGGTTTAAAACCCGTCCTGTGTGAATTGATTTGTTTCCAGTTAGTTCGCTATCATTAAATGCTAGAGCCAAGAGAAGATTCTCAAGGGTAGCCTCAGCAAAAG